CACCACTATGTGGTGTACTATTGCTGTAGAGAACTAGGCATCAATTGGTCGGATGCTCCATATGTTCTTTTGGGTGATGACATTGTAATAAAACACAATGCCCTCGCTCAAAAGTATATGGAGGTGATGTCTCAGTTAGGTGTGGAATTTTCTCTTCAGAAATCCCACATTTCTCCCTTTATGTTTGAGTTCGCAAAACGAACTTTTCATAACGGGACTGAGATAACACCTTTCCCGATAGCAGCTTTATGGCGAACACGTAAAACACCAGCAATGGTGTTAAACGTAGTCGTCAATGAAGCTGCTAAGGGATGGACATCTCCATTGGGAATCCCCACGGTAACCTCAGAACTATATCGACTTCTTGGCTTCAATGCCACTTTTGTGGCAAAGAAGCGTAAGATGTTCTTTATAGCCCATCAGATTATGATGGGGATAAGAGGGTGTATAACGGCAGGTGAGTCTGTAAAGACTCTCCTGGTGGAATACTACCCTGAAGCCCTAAAAGTGATACCCCAGTATCCGCCTAACGTATTAGATACGTTGGCGCATTACTGGTATATGCACATGTTTAGGACTTCACTCTTATCTTCTGTTTCTCCCAAACCAGACGACAAACCCCTCGGCTTAATTGCTGAGAGGCTTGTCATGATGGTTACGGGGAGAGAGGATACCATGATGGACGCTATCGATCTCATTCAGGCTACTCCAGTTCTCCAAATTCATGGACAAGTGGAGGAGACCTATATGAAGGTCGTGAAGGGAGGAGATGAACAATTAGTCCTGTCCCTGAAAGGAGATTGGAAGTTAGTGCTTCGTGCACTAACTATTCCAATTTCCGATCAGGTCTACATTAGTAGAAACCAGGAACTAATGGTTCAATCTTCCTTCAAGCTGAGCAAGATCTTAGACCGTACATTATCTGCAATCAAAACTCCTAAGGATGTGTTTGCTGCGATGAAAGGTGGCCTGCGAAGGCCATTCTGACAACGCAACTTTCACACACTTAGAAAGTTTGATGCAGATGTGTACCGTACCACAGTAGTGGTCAGTCCATTTCTCCTAGCTAAGTTGGCTAGGTAGACTCATGACGAATCATGTCTTACGACATGGGGGTGTCATGAGAT